ATGGTAGGATAGTATATCGTTCAAAGATATATCCAAATATTCCATTAAAAGATTCTGATATATATGTTGCAACTGAAACTGGTGACAGACTTGATACATTGGCATATGAATATTATCAAGATTCATCTCTTTGGTGGATTATTGCATCTGCTAACAATATACACAATGCTGTATTTGCATTTGAAGATGGTACTGTATTAAGAATTCCAACAAATTATATAGAAATCGTTAATAATTTTTCTTAATAATATAAAATAAATAAGTTTATGTATTTAACGCAGATTAACGATACGATTCATAAAAAAATTAGAGGTAGAAATAATAGTTCATTAAGTAACCTTAGTACATTTATACGTGTATTTTCGGGAGCTAATGATGGGTTAATTATAGAAAGTAATCCCGATTGGAAATTATTCAATGCGGCGGGAGTGAATACTGAAGCATCTGTATATGGTTCGTATTCCGATGGTAGTGGTACTATTGGAGTTACATGGGCTAAAAAAACACCAATACAGGCAACAGCTGGAGCACCTGCAAAACCAAGACCAGTAATAACATTATTTAATGTAAAAGAAGGACAAGACCAAATATCAAAAGAAGCAAACTTAAATATTACTGCATTTTCAATAGAACAATTAGAATTAATTCAGCAGTATTTTATGGAGCCTGGTTATTCTCTTTTTGTAGAATGGGGGTGGAACACTGAAGATGGAGTTAAAGGATTAATTAGTGATAAAGATGTGGGTACTATTCAAGCTCAAGTTGGAAATAATGCATTAACCGATTCTGCATTGCAGGATAAACGAATAGCATCTAGAGGTGATTATGATTGCTTTTTTGGATTTATTACTGGTGGGGAAGTTACTAGTGAAGGTAACTTATTTAATGTAAATGTACAAATGAGAGGAGTGCCATCATTACCTGCATTTCTACAATCGCACCATTCTTTATATGCATACACAAAAGAAAATGGTCCATTAAATTCAAGAACATTTCCTTTATATGGACCTACTCAGTTAGAAAACCAAAGTACACTTACAGGGTTGGATGATGATAAAAATATACAGCCTGTTAAAGATAAGAGATTTAAAAACATGTTTAATAATTTACCTACTATAAAACAAACTCAAGAAGTAGCTAACTTAATTAACGATTGTAAATGGTATGATTTTATAGGATTTGACTTAGATGTTATAAAAAAATTAGAACAAGAATTTCAAGTAACTTGGTTGGAAAAAACAGCATATTTTTTTGGAACTATTGATAATCCTAAAGAAGCATTAGTAAGTGAATTTGGCGTACCGGTTGAACGATTTGTTAGTAATCAACAATATATACGTTTTGGTCTTGCAGTAAATATATTAAATGCAAATGCTAAAACTGTCAAATATACTGTTAGCGGTAAGGAATTAAAATCTTATATTAATACAAAGGATACTAAAATAGGCGCATTCCCTTTTATATTTTCAACAAAAAAAGAAAATCTATTAATACCAGGAAAACTTCCTGAATTTACTAAAATCATAGTAAATACACTGGGAGTAGATTATAGTGAATTAACATCTGGTGGTGGTATTGATTTGCGTATTCCAAGAGCTGGTAACAACGGTTTTATAAGTTTTGTACAAACTGGAGAAATTGGATTTCCAACAAAAGATAAGGAGGGTAAGCCAGTCCCAGCCCCAGCAAATACATTTAAAGAAATAAGTGAACACTATGGTTTATTAGAAAATCTTTATATAAATTTTGAATTTTTTAAAAATACAATAACGGCATCAAACAAAAATGTAAGAGAAATACTTAATGATTTATTAAACGGAATGTCCGCCGCTGTTAATGGATTTTGGAATTTTCAAATTATAGAAACTGTAGGAGATGATGGTTTATTATCTATTAAAGTATTTGATGAGCATTGGGTAGGTCAACAAAAAACACCTGAAAATAAATTATTTCATCATTCGGGAGAAAATTCTGTATTTTTAGATGCATCTTTGAATATAAAAATACCCGCAGAGATGATGGGCCAAATAATTAATAGAAGATTTAATATTGCATCTCAACCTGAACAGGCTATTATAAATGTAAATAAAGATAGAAAAGCAGATACATTTTTTGCACAAGGTGGTGATTTATTTTTGGATGTACGAATTGGAGATACAAAACCTACGCAATCCGGAACCGAAGTTCCTAATAAGACTTATGACCCAAACACAAATTGGTTATCTAAAAGTCCAGATGATAAACTATCCGATGCAATAAAAGCAGGGAATCAAGCTGCAGCAGAAAAGAGAACCGACATTGAAACAAAAGCAAATCAGGCGGAAAGTTTAAAGATTGTAAAAAAAGTGATTATAAATAGAGGAGATGCTACTGCAACTGAGTATTACGATAGTGCAGGTAACCTTGTTGCAATAAAAAATAAAGTAATAGGTGAAGACGCTACTTGGAAGGGTAAAGAGGTAGAAAAAGCAAAAGCTTATGAGGAGCTAACAAAGTCAAAAGATGTTGTAGACGAATTAGATAAAAGATTACAAGCTAGAGAAACTTCATTTGCTAAAAACTTGGATAAAATTGATTTTTTAGTAAGACCAAATAAATCATATGAAATTGAACCAAAGAAAAGTTCAGTTTTTACCGGTGGTATCTTAGATGAATCATTTGGAGTATATTGTTATGATGACCCTATTTATTTTGACAAACTAAAAAATGACGCATTTTCAAATTATTTAAAAAAAGAGACTGGTAAGGGATTATTATCACCTTTGTTACCAATTACATATAAATTTAAAATATTAGGGTCTAGTGGACTTAGAAGATGGGATTGTTTTGTAGTTACAGGTATTCCTAAAAAATATTTATCAAATGGAGTTTGGCAGATTACTGAAATTGAACATGGATTATCTGGAATGCAATGGGTAACTGAAGTTACTGCCAATTATAGACAACAACAATAAACCAAAAAAAATAGTAATGGATATAAGTAAATATACGGTAATTCCAAGCGGAAGGGATGAGATTGATAATATTACTACTATAATTGTACATATACCAACTCCGGATGAGTTTGATTACAAAAGGGGTTTTATAGAAAGATATTTTGCTCAAAAAGTAAATGATCCTGACTCATTTATATATGAGATAGATTCCACAATATATCAAAATGTTTTAATAAGTCCATTTTATAAATCAATAATATTAAAATGGAAAATAAGCGGAGATGCCGATAAAGCTAGAGAATCAAATAAAGCATCAATAAGATTGGCTTCATCTGATATGAAAGCACTTATATTATATCTTCCAAATTATTTACAATTTCATCAACCTTAATTTGGTGGATTGGATTATTTTTCGTATATTTACATAAACAAACTTGGGGGGTGCCTTGGAATTGATTGTGATGAGAATGGTAGTATCACACGTAGACAGAAGTGCTAGATGTCTTTAAATCTGTACAAAACAATAACTGACGAAATGTCAACTATGACCTTTGATTCTATGATGGAATTCATTGGTGCATCTGAGTACGCATACGCTGCTTAGTTCATTCCGCATCACTCGTGGAACATTTAAATAGAAGTGAATAAAACGGAGCTCTACCTATCGGCTCTTAAAAACTGATAGGTTGGTGGAAAGCTGTACTAACCATACGGCCCCAATTATTTTGGAAAGTTAATAAGATTAAACTTTATCCTAAACGTGTAATTCGTTGGTATTACGATTACTTTGCAAGACATGGGTTCGAATCCCATCACCTCCACAATAATCCCATTCTACATTAATTTGGTAGTTTGGGATTTTTTTTGTATCTTTGTATCCTATGATAATTGTTGAGTCTATTGATGAATTAAACGAATTGAGTGTAAAGCTGGAGACCGAAGCTTCCATTTGGTATCCTATGTGGGTGGATAATGATAAGCACCCTAATAACACTCATATATCGTTTATATTCGTTAGAACCCAATCGGACAAGTATATACTACCACAACAACATACAGACGCTCTATCACTCTCTAATGAGCAAATATGTGGGGTACTAAATACTACCGGAGAAAAATGGGTATTTCAAAAGAAAAAGCTACTACAATCTTTTACGGATGTAAGGGAAGGCTTGAATGATGTTGACACTGCTTATTTCTTAAAGCATGGTAAAACAATAGACTACTCTCAACCAATACAACACTTAGTGGCTCCCTTTATTCATAAGGGTTACAAAGAGGACATCATTCAATCCATTCCCATTCTCAAATTGTGTGAAGCAATTGAAAACGAACTTGGTAAATCAATCAATCAGAAATCTAAAACTTATAATTGGTATAACGATATTTTTATACCAACCTTAGCCCGAATTGAACAAATAGGAATCCGTGTCGATAGGGAAAAATTTATTGATAGATGGCCACAAGCTTCCAAACAGCTTTCACCCGATAATTTAGTGTTTACGGAATATAATCCATTTACGGTGACAGGTAGACCATCTAATAGACATGGTGGTGTGAACTATGCCGCCCTCAACAAAACGGATGGTAGTAGAGAATGTTTTGTATCGGATGGAATTTATCTACAAATGGATTATAACGCATATCACCCAAGACTAATTGGTAAGTTGATTAAGTTCCATATGCCGGAAGGAAATGTACATGAATGGTTGGCTGAACAATATGGATGTGATGTGAACGAAGGAAAGGGAATTACGTTTCGTTTATTATATGGTGGTATTGATGATGATTTTCGCCAAATTCCATATCTTAATTCGGTAGCTGATTACATTGATAACCTATGGATTGAAACACAAAAGAGTGGATTCCTACAAACACCACATAGAGAAATTCCGTTGGATTGGATTGAACAGCCTAACCCACAAAAAGTATTCAACTATCTACTTCAAGCGGTAGAAACTGAAATGAATGTGGATAAGATGAGAACGATATTGGATTATATTAAGGGAAGTGGAATTACATTGGATTTATATACCTATGATTCGTTTCTTTTTGATGTTCCTACTGATGTTGACCCGAATATGATTAAGGATTTGAAGGATATCATTGAAGAAGGTGGTTTCCCGATAAAAGCAAGTTGGGGATTAGATTACGGAAAGTTATAACAACCATATTTATAGTATATACAAAAATGTGCTATAATATGAAGAAAATTTTAGTTTTATTTCCTTTCCTGTTTATTTTAATAAGTGGAGTAGCTCAAGATGTGGTGGTTTTAAAACATACCAATTACACATCGCACTATTCTAAATCAAAAAAATATCCAGTAATGGTGGAATGGTGGATTACAAAAGCTAAAGTAGGATGCCCAACTCCAATGGCTAGAAAGGATAATTTTAAACCAGACCCATTGTTACCAAAAGAAACAAATTTGGGAGCTGATTATGTGGGAAGTGGAACTGATAGAGGACATATGATGCCAGCTGCAGAAAATCTTTGTCAAACGGCAGCAATACAGGACGAATCGTTCTATTATTCAAATATGGCTGCACAGTATCATAGATTAAATGCTGGTGATTGGAAATCGGTTGAAACAATGGAAAGAGATTTAGCTAGACAACAAGATTCGGTAAAAATATGGTGTGGTAATATCGGAGTAGCAAAAACAATTGGTGTTGGTAAGGTAGCAGTTCCAAAACAATGTTGGAAAGTAATTTATATTGTAAAAAGTAAAGAATGGATGGCGTTTCTTTTTGATAACGATACATCTAAACCCGATGGGATACATAACAATCAAGTAGATGTAATTGATATAGAAAAACTAACTGGATTTAAATTTAAAAAATAATGACTTTATCAGAATTAATTAATGAGATATTGGTAGAATGGGCATATAGAATAGATGATGGCCAACCAAATCCAAATAACCCAAAGCATATTAATGAGTTATCAGCCGTTCTTTCCGAAATGGGATTGAATGAAATTAAACACGAATTAATACAAACTCTTACTGAAGCTGATGGTAAACAATTTACCAATCCAATTCTTAATAAATCAATTAAATATAAAAATGCCAAAGGTGAAGATGCCGAAGGTATTGTTGGTAACTTATTGAGATTACCAAAAGACCATCCCGGTAGAATAGCAGCAGAGAAATTGTTACCAGCAGATGCAGCTGAGAAAGATGCAGCAATGCAGGATTTAGGAAGTGAGAAAGATGGTAAGAGTGGGGAGTTAGCAGGTCAAAAACCAAGTGGTAAAGAAGATGAAGCTCCTCAAGCGGGAGGTGAAGAAGATAAAATGAAACAGGCAGCTGCCATGTTTGATCCTGAAGTGGACCCGGCTATGGCTGCTAGATTAGATAGAGAAAAAGCCGCAAGTGCTAAATTAGCAAAGACTGATAAAGAAGATGCGGCAGCAGATAAAAAAGCAGAAGATGAAACAAATCCATTAGATGCTAAGTTTAATCCAATAGAGGCACAAGACGTAGCAAAGGAAATGCCACAAGCTGACCCGAATGTGTTTGGCGGCGGTTCTGATATACCAGACGGAATAGATTCTGGAGATTTAGCTAAATTTAATACTGATATTCAAAAAGTTAAAAAAATAGTTGATGATGCAAAAGCTAATGGTGAAAAAATACCAAACATTAATCTTTGTCAAATAACTGTACCGGGTACAAACTTATATTGTGATGATAACTTAGGAATTCCAAGAGAGGAAATGCCACAATTCAAAGGTAAAGCAATTGCTGGTAGTAGAGCAGCAGATATGCCGGTTAATAAAGATGGTGAGGTAGATACTGAACCGGTATTTAAAGAAATGTTAAATCAAAAAGGTATTAAGGTTACTCAAACTGAAATACCAGCTGATAAATTAAAAGCAACTCAAAATGAATTAGTTGGTGCTAAAGTAGTTGGTATGTTAGGGACATTAGAAAAAGACCCAAAGAACCCAGACATTACCGCACCAATTTATGTAAGTAGAGATGGATATGTAGTAGATGGTCATCATCGTTGGGCAGCAATAGCAGCATATAACGCAGCAAATCCTGATTCTCAAATACAAATGAAGGTTAATGTAATTGATAGTGATATTAAGGATGTAATACCAATGGCGAATAAGTTTGCAGAAGATATGGGTATTGCGGCTAAAAAAGCAGATGCTAATAAGCCTGAGACAACTCAACCAATGGCTGCAGAATTAAAACCATATAATGATAATCCTGAATCAAATATTAAAACATTTAAAGGTGAATCATCTGGTATTGATGTAAAAACAATTCAGTTTGATGGAGGTGGCCAACTTTATGGAGTACCACATAGAAACGAAAAAGCAATAGATGATATTGTAAATCAAGTTAAAGCAACTATACCAAAAGAAAGATGGAAAGATATTGTATTTGTAGGTGAAGGTGGTAGAACCGGTGATGGTGGTGAATTACAATTTAATGATGAACAAATACATGCATCAGAAGAATTTAAAAAATTAGGAGCAAAAATAGATACTTGGGATGGTGATGAATTAGATGTACACACTCCGGAATCAAATTTATATAAGTCACAAGAAGAACAAACTGGTCTTTCACAAACTAAAATCAAAGCTGGTAATTGGGCTAGTATGATTGGACAGGGTGAAGGTACTGATACAATGAGTCCATCTAAATTTTTAGATGAGGAAGGAAAACAATTCTTACAAGATGCAGCTAAAGAAGCTGGATTCCCTCCAATAGAAAATTGGAATACTCCAACGGAGCAAGATAAAGATACATTATATAGATTGTCATTCCCAGACGATAATGGTGATACTGAAACAGAGGTTAATGATGTTCAAGTTGCATTTAATAGAGCAAGAGATTTAAACATTATAAAAAAGCAAAACGAAATATCTTCTAATGGAAAGATACCGGTTGTAGTTGCTGGAGATGGGCATGCTGATTTAGTTGATGATATTATAAATGGTAAAAAAGAAAAACCATCAGAAAAATTACCTGAACCAGAGCCTGCAGATGAAAAGCCAGGTGGAGTGATATATCCTATTGGTGGAAATTATTATTCAGATACTCCAGATGGACCTGCACAATATGTTAAAACTGAAAGCATAGTAAATGGATTTTTATTAGAGGGAGATGAAAAATGGTTGCACTTATTATTTGAAAAGACTGTAAATAAAACAACTCCAAGTGGTAAGAATGTTACTGTAAATGTAATTGAACCAAAAGACCAAACAAAAGCTACATCTAAAGCATCATCTAAGACTTCTAGTGTAAATTATGATGATAGATTGGAAGGAGATATATCAGCTAAAGTTGAACAAACATATAATACCGATTCTAAATTTAGTGAACCGGGTATGAAGCATGATGATAGAGTTAAGAGATTAAAAGCTATGAAAGCAAAGGAAATAAACTCTGTTAAAGTTGATGACATATATAAAGCTATGGGTGTTACAAAAGGAAAGGTAAAGTTTCCATCAAAGTATATGTCAGTTTTAGCAAATGCATTAAACTTTGCAAAAGGACCATTTACAATAACCGATTTAACTGATGCAGCTGGAGCTGGTACATTAGATTCTACATTAGGTGAATTAGTTACTTTAATGGGAGCTACTATACAAGATGAAAATCAAAGAAATGCATTTTTTAATTATTTAAGAGAGCAAATTAAAGCTGGTGGTAATACATCCGCATTAACGGCAGCATGGGTAAATTCGGCACAAGACTCTTGTGTAGCATTTCATAGAAAGATAGCAAAAGATTGTCCTGGTGGTCATGAAGTTAAAACAAACTTTTGGGATATACCATCTGAAGCCCAAGCAGCAGGTGTTAAAAACTATAAAAGAGATAAAGGTAAATCTACTGATATCAATACTATGGTTGATTGTATTAGTAAGGATGGTAGTAGAACTCAAAAGTGGCTTCAACCATCTTTGAAAAAAAGTAAAAAAGTAAACGCATTTAATTCAACAACAGGTAGAGTTTTTGCAACTACAGTATTGAGATGGGGTACGCCGGAAGAAAAAGCACAATATGCTGGATTTGGTAATGAGTTGGATTCTTATAATGGTCTTGAAGATAACGCACCTGCAGGCGATTATAAAATTACCGATAAAAGAGGTAATGAAAGACCTATGACTATCAAAGAAAGAAAAACTCAACTAAACAAAAGTATGAGAGAAATTGAAGATAGATATGAGGATAAGATACCAGCTGAAGCAAATCCAAAGCAAGCGGTAATTAGACAAGCTAAGTTACATAAAGAACTTATGGATAATCCGAAAGTTGTAGCTGAACGAGATGAGTTTTTAACGAACTATTTAAATATGAAGCCTGCCGAAAGAAAGAAGGTATGTGCCCAAATTGCAAAAGATTTAAATCAGAAAGGTGACAAATATACAATGGAGTTAATGAAAACTCTTGATACTTTAGCAGAATATGATTTATCAACTCCTGAAAACTACTCTGCGGCAATTGCTGAAATGGGTATTACTAGTTCAAAAGATGTTCAAAAATTGAATGTAGCTTTAATGAATGGTGTGATAAATACATTAGGAACTAACACAACTGTTGCTGGTTATAAGAAAAAACTGACTAAAAACTCACATGACCATTCTAAGGCAGTATTGGAATATTTAATACGTGATAATGATAACAAAAAGGCTCTTTTAGAAAACATATCAACCCAATTTCCATTAAAAGACCTTATGGAAGGTAAAGAGTGGGCTATTTTAGGTGAAAAAGGTGGTGGTATTAACTTAGATAAAGACACTATTACTAAATGTTTAGGAGCTGAAAAATTTGAAGATGTTGTTGAAAAATTAATAATTGTTGATTATAAGGGTGAACCTACATTAGCTTACGCTACCGATAACGGCGAACGTACAATACCTATTGGTGAAATAAATTGTAGACCTGATGGTATTATGTATGGTGGTAGTTGGAAATTAGAGTTAAGTATTCACGACGGATTTGCTGATTGTTGTAAAGAACATGATAAATAATGGTTTTTACCCTTCCTTTTGATTTTTTATATTTATAGGTAATAAAAAGAAACAAGAGGAAGAATGAAGACACAGTTACTTTGTACATTTACAACAAAAGAGGAGCTACAAAACACTCTACAACAAATTAGAGAGACTTATCATATAGTCTACAATTATATATACATACTACAAAACAAGTCCAATTTAGAGGAATTATTTGTAACATATAATATAGATACCGCTTTCCAACCTGAAACTCCGTTGGAAAATACAATCCTAATACATAGAAAGAAAGAATCTAATTCACTTTACACTATAAATGCTCTTAACGAATTAGTTAAAGAGGAAAATGGTGGAGTGTTAGATACATCTTTTGTCATCAATTGGCAGAAGTTTAAAAATTCAATCATATTAACAAACGCCGAAGGAACTAAGAAAATTCAGACAAGAGTTTTTGAGGTAATTGATTTCGGTGAAGGAAATAAAGAAGTTACGGAAGGACAATCTAAATAATTTTTATTATGTTATTAAAAAAAGGAGATAATAACGAAAACGTAAAGTTAATGCAACAAAAGCTGGGTATTGAGCCGGCTGTAACTAACTTTGGGCCTAAAACTGAAGCAGCTGTAAAAGAATGGCAGGCAAAGAATGGTTTAACTGCAGATGGTATCGTAGGACCATCAACTTGGGCAAAAATTATGGGTGAAACAACAACATCCGTACCAACCCCAGTAGCAGCTGCACCAATAGCACCAGTAGGTGGATTGAAATTAGATAAATTAAAAGGACATATTCCTGATGCAGTAATCGCAATGATTCCTGATACGGCAGCTAAGTTTCAAATCAATACTCCATTAAGATTGGCACACTTCTTAGCACAATGCGGACATGAGAGTGGCGGTTTTAGAGCAACACAAGAAAACTTAAACTATTCAGCAAAAGGTTTGAATGGTATCTTTAAGAAATACTTCCCAACTGAAGCAGCTGCAACTCCATATGCTAGACAACCACAAAAAATTGCATCTAAAGTATATGCAAATAGAATGGGTAACGGAACTGAAGCAAGTGGTGACGGTTATAAATTTAGAGGTAGAGGATATATTCAATTAACAGGTAAAGATAACTACACTGCATTTGGTAAATCAATTGGTGAAGATATGACAGCAAACCCTGATAAGGTAGCATCATCTTACGCATTATTATCAGCAGCTTGGTTCTTCTCTAAAAATGGATTACACAAAATGGCTGATGGTGGTGCTACTGATGCAGTTGTAACATCTATTACTAAAAGAGTAAATGGTGGAACTATTGGATTGGCAGACAGAATTAAACACTTTAAAGAATATTATCATTTATTAGCGTAATATTTGGTAAATTAATAAAAAAGTTGTATATTTATAGTATAAAGTAAAAAGAATGGTAAACATTAGATTAAAAGAGTTAGTAGAAGCTAACGTAGACCCTAAATTGGTAGCAAGAAGTAAAGAAACTGGAAAGTTGGTTTATTTCAAAAATGCACAAAACAAAGATGCGGCTATGAAAGCTGGTACTCACTTAGACCCTACAGATAAAAAAGGCGATGAACCTAAAGCAGATATAAAACCAAATGATATGTTTGGTGGAGATTATGCAAAAGATAGAGGTGGTGATGCTCCTAAAGATAATGATACAGCAGATTTTAATGAACCAAAAGCACGAAAGCAAATTATCAAAGATAGAAATAAATTAGTTCAGATGAATGTTGGCAAAGATGATAAATCTTTAGATTTTGCTATTAAGTTAATTGATATGTTATTGGATGGAGAATTACAAGCTCCCAAATCAGAACCAACTCTAAACATTAATTCTAAAAATTGGAAAAAAACTGATGGCGATGGTAGAATGAGTTCGGAATCCGCAGATGATGTAAGAAATTATTTAAATGATGTATTGGGTGTGGATGGTATGGCTGAAGTAGATTTTGGTAGTGGTAATATTCAGTATGGTTTAGCAGATGGTGAAAATAGTATATTTGTTGGCAATGATGGTGGTACATATAATGTATCATTTGAAGGACCTTCTATGGATTTAGATAAAATTGAACAATCATATAAATCATTCAAAAATCCAAAAGATGCATTATTATATGCTGGTAAATTAGCAAAAGCAAATAGGAAAGGATTAGAACAAAAGCAAGAATCAACGAAACTAACATCAATGATTAAAAAATAACTAAAAGGGAGAAACTAAAAATTCTCCCTTTTTATTTGGTAATATCAGGAATATTTCGTATCTTTGAGTAAATCTCAAACCCATATAAATGCGTAATTTGGTTATAAAATATACTTCAAAAAAGATTTGGAAAGTCCAATAAATTGTTGTATATTTGTAATCTCTTTATATTTATATACCTAGAGGGTGAAGGAAACTCACCTAAATAAAACCTTAAAACATAAACTCTTAAAACGTAAAACAATGGCTATTAATTTAGACGCAATCAGAGGTAGACTGAACAAACTACAGAGCACAACTTCAAAGAAAGTAGAACTTTGGAAACCAGCTCCGGGCAAACACACTATTCGTTTAGTCCCTTACAAATTCAACAAAGAGAATCCTTTTATTGAATTATTCTTTCACTACAACATTAACAACAAATCTTATCTATCTCCATCTTCTTTTGGCAGACCTGACCCTATCGTTGAGTTCGCTGATAAGTTGAAAAGAATGGGTGATAAAGAAGATTGGAAAGCTGCCAAGAAAATGGAGCCGAAACTTAGAACATTCGTACCAGTATTGGTAAGAGGTGAAGAAGGTGAAGGTGTAAGATTCTGGGGCTTTGGAAAGACAGTTTATCAGGAAATCTTAGGTTACATCGCTGACCCAGATTATGGTGATATTACTGACCCAAATGAAGGTAGAGATATTACTGTTGAAGTAGTATCAGCTGAAGACAGTGGTACATCTTACCCTGTAACAACAATCCGTGTTAAACCAAAGGAAACTCCTTTAGCAGCAACTAAAGAAGAAACTGATAAGTTTATCAATGGACAAACCGAAATCACAGACCTTTACCAGGAGTTGACTTATTCGGAATTGAAATCTGTATTAGAAGGTTGGTTAAACCCATCTGCTAATGGTGATGAAGATACATCTACTGCAGCAGCAGAGACGTTATCATCTACCGCAAAAAATGACGAAGCACCTTTTGACGTAGATGCCCCTAAAGCATCGGCAGCAAAAGAAGAAGCATCAGCTAAGAAAATAGATGATGTGGCATCAGCATTTGATGACCTTTTCAATTCATAGTAAATAAGTAAACAATATGGCAAAAGCAACTAAAGAGGTTGACTTGGCGGAAGTACTCGTTGAGTCCCTTAACAAACAATCAAAAGACCAAAAGGTAGCATTCTTTTTAGATAATGATGATGCACCAACAAATGTAGAAGGCTGGGTTTCAACCGGAGCATCTATGTTGGATGTGGCAATATCAAATCGCCCTTATGGTGGATTACCTGTTGGAAGAATCACCGAAATTACGGGATTAGAACAAAGTGGTAAATCATTAGTATCAGCTCACTTACTTGCGGAAACGCAGAAGCTAGGTGGATTGGCAGTATTGATTGACACGGAAAACGCCGTAAGTAGAGAATTCTTAGAAGCCATCGGAGTAGATACAACCAAATTACTTTATGTAGCAGCTGAGACTGTTGAACAATGTTTTGAATATACCGAAACTATTATTGAGAAGGTAAGAACTTCCTCTAAAGACAAGTATGTAACAATCGTTGTGGATTCAGTAGCAGCAGCATCAACTGAAAAGGAGATGGAAGCTGATTATGGTAAGGATGGTTACGCTACGGATAAAGCAATTATCATTTCCAAAGCAATGCGTAAAATCACAAATCTTATTGGTAGACAGAAAATCACTCTAGTTTTCACAAACCAATTAAGACAGAAGATGAACGCAATGCCATTCTCTGACCCTTGGACAACATCGGGTGGTAAAGCAATCGCTTTCCATGCATCAGTTCGTTTGAGATTAAAGAGTATGGGAACGATTAAAGCTAAAGATAGCAGTGGTAACGATAGAATCGTAGGTATTAAAGTAAGATGTCAGGTAGTAAAGAATAGAATGGGACCGCCATTACGTTCAGCTGATTTTGATATCTTCTTTGATAGAGGAATAGATAACTTCGGAGCATGGTTAGGAAGTATGAAGGATAATGGATTGGTAAAACAATCAGGTGCTTGGTATGAATATACTGACATTGATACTGGTGAGATTATTAAATATCAAGCCAAAGATTTTCCTTCTATGTTAGAAACTAATCCTTCGGTTAAAGAGCAAATCTATAAAAGGATTTGTGAGGCAACAATTTTACGTTACAAAAAAGATTCATTAGACACGGATAATCTAATAGTAGATTCAGAAGTGATTGGTGATTAATAAATGTTACAAAAACAAAATGAAAGACTTATACAAAAAGCTTCTTAATGAAGTAGAATCAGAACATGAGACAAACCACTTAAGAGTGCGTAATAGTAGAGTTCTTGTCATTGATGGACTAAATACCTTCATCCGTAGTTGGACTACTAATCCTACAATGAATGAGGATGGTGACCATACGGGTGGAGTTATTGGTTCATTAAATTCAATTGGTTCTCAAATACGCCAATTCAATCCGACTAGAGTAGTTCTTATCTTTGATGGTAAGGGTGGTTCTAAAGGTAGAAAGGAAGTGTTTGAAGGATATAAAGCTGATAGAGGTAAAAATCGTTTTAGAGTTAATAGACAATATCCTGAAATGATGTCACAGGAAGAAGAACAACTTTCAATGAAACGCCAATTCGTTTGGTTAGTTGATTTGTTAGATTCACTTCCAATTACAACAATGATATATGATGGAATTGAAGCCGATGATGTGATAGCTAACATAGCTAGACAAATATTAGGTGAAGATGAAGAATGTATTATTGTATCAACGGATAAAGATTTCTTACAATTAGTAGATGATAAGACGAAAGTTTATTCACCAACTAAAAAGAAACTTTATGATAGAGAGATGGTAAAAGCAGAATGGGGAATGTACCCACAAAACCTTTTACTATTCAGAACATTGGATGGTGATAATTCAGATAATATTCCTGGCGTTAAAGGATGTGGTTTAAAGACTGTATTGAAAAGATTCCCTGAATTGGAGGAAGATAGATTAATTACCTTTGATGAATTCTTTGATATATGCGAAGCTAAGAAAGATGATGCAAAAATATACGCTGATATCCTTTCACAAAAGAATGAGGTATTGAGAAATAGACAAATCATGCAATTAGAAGAAGCACAAATCAATACAAACCAAACTCTTAAAATATTAGACCGTTTCAACGAACCTAATAAGAAGTTTGATAAGATGGATTTTATCAAAGCAGCTATGAAGTACAAAATACTTCAAAATTGGAAAGATATAAACGATTGGTTGAAATCAACTTATACAAATATAATAGTAAAATAGATGGCAGAGCAAGTAGATACACTCTCTAAATATGGGCAATCGTTTCAAGCTAAAGTAATATCTGCTTTACTTACCGATGTTAGAATGATGGACACATTGTGCGAAATCATTGATAAGAAGTTCTTTGAATCCGATGCTAACAAATGGATAGTACAAGAGATTAAAGATTATTACGATGAGTATAAGAAAGAACCTACATTGGACGTATTCAAAGGGCAAGTATCAAAGCTAGATAATCCATCGCTAAAGAAAGCAGTAGTAGAACAACTCAAAACGGTCTACACACAAATTGGACAAGATGATTTTGAATATGTGAAAAACGAATTCACATCATTTTGTATCAATCAGAATATGAAAAATGTAATTCTACAATCAGTAGATTTACTTAAATCAGGCAACTACGATAGAATCAAAGACTTAGTTGATAAGGCGATGAAGGTTGGCGTTGAATCAGATTTAGGTATGGATTACCTTTTAGATTTTGAGGAAAGATTTAGTGAGACTGGTAGAGAGACTGTAGGAACGGGTTGGGAATGTGTTGATGATTTGATGGGTGGTGGTTTAGGACCTGGCGAATTGGGAGTAGTAGTAGCACCTTCTGGTGTTGGTAAGACTTGGGCATTAGCAGCATTAGGTGCAGCAGCCGTAAGAGCTGGTAAGACTGTGGTACATTATACATTAGAACTTTCACAGCACTATGTTGGATTGCGATACGATACTGTATTCACACATATACCATCAACTGATTTAAAAGAAAAGAAAGATGAAGTATTTGCTAAACTTAAAAGATTACCTGGTAAACTTAAAGTTAAATACTATCCACCTAAAGGAGCATCATCAAAGACAATCCAACTTCACATTGAGAAGATGATAGCAGCTGGTAATAGACCCGATTTAATTATTGTGGATTACGCTGACTTGTTATTATCACACTCAAACAAAACTGATAGTACATACGCTGAGCAAGGTGGTGTGTATATTGATTTGAGAGGAATGAGTGGTGAATTACAAATACCAATTTGGACAGCATCACAAACAAATCGTTCAGCAATTGATAGTGAAGTTATTGAAGCTGATAAGATTGCAGATAGTTACGCTAAAGTAATGAACGCTGACTTTATTATGAGTTTAAGTAGAAAAGCAAAAGATAAGTTGAACAATACGGCTAGAGTACACATTATGAAGAATCGTTTTGGACAGGATGGTATTACCTTCCCAACTAAAATGGATACAACTACGGGAACAATAGAAGTATATGCAGCAACTTCATCCGAAGGTATCATAGCATCAAAAGAAAGTGCTAGTGGTGCTGAAATGGAAAGACAGATGTTACACAAAAAATATGTAGATACTATGCCTGGTGCAAAAGCACCTATGGTATCTGGATTAGGTTAAATAAACAATTAAAAACAAAAACTATGAACAGTCAAGAACTATTCGAACAAATGAAGACTTTGTTTTCAACATTTGAAACAGAGCACATGGGAACTAAAAAAGTAAACAAATCAAGAGCTAGAAAAGCTATCGGTGATTTGAAGAAATTAATCACTGCGTATAGACAAGCATCTACCGCAGAGCAAAAAGCATAATATGATAGGGGGGCGGAAACGCCCCTTTTATTATGTTTTAATAGACTATGTATTATGACACGAATAAATTTAAAAAAAAGTGGGTTTTTTATCCACAAACCTGTATTGTTTAGTGGAGGACAGTATATTTATTCTTACATTTTAGGGATTTCCTGAAATATTTTAACACACTAAACACAAATTTACAAAAAATGGACATTTCAACACGAATTTTATCGGATATTACGGTTTATATGAAGTACGCAAAGTACAGACCGGAATTAAAAAGAAGAGAAACTTGGAAAGAGTTAGTAAAAAGAAATATGGATATGCATATAAAGACATATCCAAATTTAAAAGAGGAAATAAAAGAAGTATATAAATTCGTATCGAATAAAAAAATATTACCATCAATGCGTTCAATGCAGTTCGCAGGTAAACCAATTGAATTATCACCAAATAGAATTTATAATTGTGCATTTGCACCGGTAGATGATTGGAGAGTATTTTCAGAAATTATGTTCTTACTATTAGGAGGAACTGGGGTAGGTTATTCAGTACAACAACATCACGTTGATGCTTTACCTGAAATCAGAAAGCCATCAACTGATAAGACGAGAAGATTTTTAATCGGTGATAGTATTGAAGGATGGGCAGATGCAGTTTCAGTAATTGTAAAAGCATATTTCTTCGGTGGTAGTAAGCCGGTATTTGATTTTAGAGATATTAGAGAGAAAGGAGCACGATTGGTAACATCGGGTGGTAAAGCACCAGGTCCTCAACCATTGAAAGAATGCCTTATCAAATTAGAAGGTATCTTAGATGCAAAAAAAGATGGTGAGAAATTAAAACCAATTGAAGTGCATGATATGGTTTGTCACATTGCTGATGCAGTATTAGCAGGTGGTATTCGTAGAGCAGCATTGATTGCATTATTCTCCGCAACTGATGAACAAATGATTAGTTGTAAGAGTGGTGCATGGTGGGAAACAAATCCACAAAGAGGTAGAGCAAATAACTCAGCAGTATTAATGAGACATAAAATTACCAAAGAGTACTTTATGGATTTGTGGAAAAGAATTGAAGCAAGTGGAGCAGGTGAACCTGGTATCTATTTATCAAATGATAAAGATTGGGGAACTAACCCATGTTGTGAGATTGCATTAAGACCTTTCCAATTCTGTAACTTATGTGAAGTTAATGTAAGTGATGTTGATACTCAAGAAGAATTAAATGCTAGAGTTAAAGCAGCATCATTCGTAGGAACATTACAGGCTGGATATACTGATTTCCATTACTTAAGACCAATTTGGCAAAGAACAACTGAAAAGGATGCCTTAATAGGAATCTCAATGACAGGAATCGGAAGTGGTGCAGTTTTGAAATTGGATATGAAAGAAGCAGCAAAAGTTGTGAAAATAGAAAACAAAAGAGTAGCAGAAATATTAGGTATTAACGCATCGGCAAGATGTACAACGGTTAAGCCGGCAGGAACTACTTCTTTAGCATTAGGAACTTCATCTGGTATTCATGCTTGGCATAACGATTACTATATTCGTAGAGTAAGAGTTGGTAAGAACGAATCAATTTATTCTCATTTATTATTAAACCATCCTGAGTTAGTAGAAGATGAATATTTCAGACCGCATGATACTGCAGTAATTGGTATTCCTCAAAAGGCACCTGATACTGCAATCTTTAGAACTGAATCTCCTATTCAATTATTAGAGAGAGTTAAAAAAGTACATAGTGAGTGGGTTAAGCCGGGACATAGAAGCGGTAATAATACTCACAACGTATCAGCAACAATTTCTATTAGAGAGCATGAGTGGAAAGCAGTTGGAGAATGGATGTGGGAAAACAAAGAATTCTACAATGGATTATCGGTATTACCTTATGATGGTGGTACATACATTCAGGCACCATTTGAAGATTGTACAAAAGAGAAGTACGAAGAACTTATGAAAACATTAAACGATGTTGATTTAAGTAAGATAGTTGAAATAGAAGATATGACTGATTTAAGTGGTGAATTGGCGTGTGCTGGTGGTGCATGTGAAATAAAATAATGAAAAGTGATAAAGAATTATATTATTTGGAAAATGGTAAAGTGGTTTTCACTCCTGAGTATCACATTGAACGAGGTAATTGCTGTGGGAGTGGCTGCCGCCATTGTCCATATGAACCAAACCACATAAAAGGAAATATAGAATTAAAAGAACAATATAAAAATAAAAAAGATGGTAACAGTTAAAAAATTTGGAGCAGTATGGTGTGGTCCTTGTAGAGCATTAGCACCGGTATTAGAAGGATTGAAAAATGATTTTCAAGGTAAAGCAACATTCATAGAATATGATGTTGATAATTCGCCTGAAGAATCACAACAATATAATGTGACATCAATTCCAGTAGTAATAATTGAAAGAGATGGTGTAGTTGTTCAAAGATTTCAAGGCTTATCATCTAAGATGGCATACACAAATGCTATCAACGAAGCAATAGGTTAAATAAAAAAATAAAGGTTACATAATGATTGATGATATTATAATAATTGAT